GCTTCCTTAGTTTCAGCCTTGGTTGTTAGTTTAGCTGCCTTGGTGTGACCCATGACAGGTTTGATAGTCATTTTTGATTCGGTCATGTCGTCAGAATCTTCATCTTCTTCTTCATCCATTTCGATTTCGTAAACTACCTCATCCATTTCTTCGTCCATTTCTTCAGAATGCTCAGACTCATTAAAAATGTCTGCAATCATTGCATCCAATTCCTCGTCTGAAATTTCATCTTCTTCAACATCTACGTTCATATCCATTTGCTCATCCATTTCTTCGCTCATAGAGTATTCCTCTTCTTCGCCTTCCATTTGAATGATATATTCAACGTCCGCATCTTCATCTTCAATGTGTACTTGATTATCGTCTTGTTTTACGATAATACCGTCTTCATCACTCATCGCTTTGAAAACTTTCAAGATCTCCTCATCAGATGCTCCTGTAAGATCGATAGGTAGTTCATCTTCTTCCTCAGAATCGAATTCCATTTCCATTTCATCCTCATCGGAATCCATTTCCATTTCATCATCTTCTTCGTCAGATTCTTCTGAGTCCATGTCCAAATCCAAGATATCTTCTTGTTCTTCCATTTCCTCAGCGTGCTCAGCCTCTTTCAGAGACTCTTTTACTAGTTCAGAGATTTCTTCCTTCATTGTCGAAGCAAGTATTCCTTTTGCATTCTCCGCTACTACTTGTTCCAAATTTTTCATTTGGAGTAGTGCTTCTTCTACTAGAGATTTGTTTTGTGCCATTTGTTAAAATGATTATTTTTACACTATAAATATATCCCCAAACAAAAAAAGTTATTTTTTTGATAATATCAGCCAAATTTAAATGAAAAATCCTCCACTTTTGGTGGAGGATTATTTTTAGTTATAGTAAAAATTACTTTTCTACAACCTCATCGATCTTACTTTCAGACACAGATGTGATTCTCCAATCGTGTGGGAAACCAGCATATCTTGTGGTAACTTTAGCTTCAACGTCAGTTACGTTGAATCCTCTTACGAGTTTTTCTTCTCTGATTTTTTTGATCTTTCCTGTGTTCTCATCGGGTAGATCATAAGTAATTTTTGCAATAAAATATTTTTCGTCCATGTTTTTTTGGTTTTTAATTATCTGTTTAAATAATGGTTCAATTTATTCAATAAGTCAATAGAGCGGTCCATACCTTTTCCTGTTGATTGTGAGGAAGATGAAATTCTTGCCATTTTTTCTTCTTCCAAGTTTTCTTCAAAGTTGTTTCTTTCTTTTACATCGGTAAAAAGATATGCACCAGGTGTAGATGGTGATGACACCAAATCAAAACAGATAAGTTCAAAGTCGTCTTGTACTTCGTTTTGTTCTCCAATTTTTTTTAGAGATCCAACACCACGTGATGAGATACCTAATGTGACACCTTGACGAAGAAGGTTTGCCGCTTGATCACCTTTGGTTGATACAACGCCTCTTTCGTGGAAACCTGGTGATGTCAGAAGTTTTAGTTTACCCATAAGGATATGTCCATCCCACCAAATCTCGGTGATTGCGTGTGATACGCGATCCAAATCAATAAGTGATGATTCAGGGTGATTGAGTTCAGACAGAGCAATACCCTTGTCGATCATTTTCTTGTAGTTTTCCGCTTCTCTCTTGAGGATTCTCTCAGGATATACACGACCGTTTCTGTTTGGTGTATTGTACTTTTGAAGTACCGCATAGAATTCAAAAGGCTTTGAATAGTCCAACATAGTTTTGTTGGATTCTTCAATTATGTTCTTATTGAAATCATCGTTTGGCGAGATATGTCCCGCATCCATTTCTATGAGTATACCCTTACCAGTTTCACTCGGACCTAAAATTCGCATATAGATATCTTTTAGATATAAATATACTGATTATAGTTCTTTTACTTTTTTTGAAATGGTAAACTCGAAATTGGAGTTTTGCATAAAGTTTTTGTTGTAGATTTCCCTGCAGATTCTCTTGAGAGAAAATTTGATTTTTGGATCTTTAAAATCTATTTCACAAGCGAGAAAAAAGGTAATTTCTAAATTCATAAAACTTTTTTTTCCAAATGTAATCCCACTAGTTCTTAGGTCTAAATCAACAATGTAATTTGATTTAAATAATCCTGTGTCGATCATTTCGTACACAGAATTTTTTATGGATTTACTCAGATCTGATACTATTCTCTCAGGTTTTTCAAATTCTTGTTTTGGGGTCACCCAACTTTGTATATTTAGATATATTGATTTGAGTTGTTTGGCATCGACTGTGCCGTAATTTATCTTCGCTTCAGGGAACCCTACAATACGCGAAGTTTTGCCTTTTTTCATATATTATTTGACATACAAATGTTTATTGTTAATAAAAATATACCACTAAAATGGTATTATGTCAAATTTTATCAACATCCGTATTATTTAGTAATATATGCTGATAGTAGAAGTTAAAAATAATAATATAGAAAAAGCACTAAAAGTGCTCAAAGGTAAAGTTATTAAAACAAAACAATTGGATATTCTAAAAGGTAGAAAAGAATTTCAGAAAAAGTCTGTAAAAAGAAGAACTGAAATTAACAATGCAAAGTACGTTCAGTCGAAAAAGGATTCAGAGTCTTACTGAATGTTGTTGTAGAGAGCAAAAAGACGAACGTAATTGATTTTACTGTACTCATCTTTTTCTATCTGACCGATAGTTTCCTGAAGTTTTGTTTTAGTAACGTCATCTTCACTCTCAACACCGTTGAGAGAAGATATTGTCTTGTTCTTTAGTTCGTTATATTCTATCTCTAAATCTGTATCTTCAGTCATCAAAACTTTTGCTAAATCTGTTTTAGATGATTCGTCTAATGTTTCAATATAATTTGCTAATTGTTTTCCCGCAATGTTAAAAATAGTTTCAATCGGTAAATTAATTGATTCTTTTACTTGTGGTTTTTGAGTAAGATTTGATATTAAGTTTTTTCTACTTTCAACGGATTCCAAAATTGTGGTGGGCATTGAGTATACCAAATTGTCAATGTTTTTGTATTTGTTTTCACAAACAACATCTTTAATCCACAAGGAAACTGATGACAAATCTAATTTAGGTAATAATTTCTCGATCTGTCTCAAAGATTCTGTAATATACAATTCAGCAGTTTCTTTATCCAAACCTTGGTTCTTGTCGAGTTCTGTGTATAGATGAGTTAAATTACTGACAGCTTTATTCTCCAAAACAAATTTTTTGAAGTTTGCCATATCTTCTTTCATTGTACCTTTCACATAAGAAGATACCAACTTAGACTCTATTTTAGATAAAATTTCTCCGAAGTTCATTTGATATATTTTATAATAAATATATTAGTTTATCAAATTGCCCAACACTTTTTCTATTTCACCTAACGAACGTCTTCCTTTTTCCAAATCAAGCTCATCAATATTGGTTGATTCTGACGCATCAAAAATCATGTTCATTTTTTTGGTTTTACTTTCAGGGGTTACCTCACCGGTTGGTGATCCTGTTTCACCACCGGGAGATTCCAAAGGTGTTGCCTCAGGAGAACCAAACTCACCACCACCTTCAATTCCAAACTCTGAAGTCTCAGTCTCACCTGTGACAGGAGTTTTAGAACCATATAAGTTATCAACAGTATCAAACAAACCTGTTTTAGTAATGACGTTTGGAGTGTTTTGAATTTCTGTTGCAACCGCTTTTTCAATCCTTTGTTGTTGTAGGTCAAGTTTGATTTCCTCATCAGAAAAACCTAGTATGTGTTTCTTAGCCCACGATTGTGATACTGGAGCAATACCTTCAATTGGCATTACAGCGTCTTTGTATAACAACATTTTTTCTTTCCAAACATCGATAGTCAACAAATCAGCTTGTTTTGATGGATTTGTCAAACTAAGTTGAAATGACCCTAATTCATCTTCAAATCCTAACAGGAACAAGTGAACAATAGCAATCTTATTTAGTTCGGCAATCATTGACTTCTGAATACGATTGATTGTACGTGCAAAACGAATATCCTGAAGGGATAAGTTTCTTCCATCACCAACAACTTCTTCAAAACCTAAAAATGCTTTTGGAATTCTAAGTGCCGTCAATAGTTTCTTTTGAATATATTCGATATCAGCGATCTCAGATAAGTTCTGAGCACCCTGTAATGTTTCGATTGGATTTGGAGCCGAAGGATCTCGAACAGGTATAAAAAAATCTTGATCAACCGCCATTTGGTTGAATCTCATGTCTACGTTGCCAGTTTTGGGATCTGTAACCATATCCTTTTTGAACTGTGCGGCAAATCTTTGAACATACGGTTGGATATCACCATCATCCATGTTACCAACATATACTTTGAACACACGTCTTTCAGGTGCTCTTGAGACACGATAAACTAACATCGCATCTTCACCCAAAACTAATTGTTTCCAAATTCTTCTAGCTTTTTCCAGCATTGAAGTACCATAAGGTAATTTTCTGTCATCACCTAATAATCTAAAATGAGCAATTTCCCAACTCTTAAATTCAAGTTGTTTGTTTTTCCATGTAAAAGTAAGACTTGATACTTTATCGGAAGTACCAGCTAATGCCGCTCCCGAACTTGCTCTTCCTCTCATACCAACTTCAACTCTTTCGATCTCGATATTAGGTAATTGAAGGCATCCTACAACACCTTTTTCAGGATCTAATTTTAAGAAAACAAAGTTATCACCATACTTAGACGTATTTCTTGTCCACATTGGTAAGTTAGTATTGATATCCAAAGCGTTGTTAAACAAATCACCCAATACTGCTTTGATCCTTGGTGAATCAGAATAAATTTGCAACATGTATCCGTTTTCATCTACCGTGGTAGACTCTTCCGCATAGGTATCCAAAGCCGCTGAAATCTCAGGAGTATATTCCATTGATTCGTAGTCGTAGTATGACGCCAACCTTGTTGGTTCATAATAAACCGCTTGTGAATAAAGGTTATTCTCAATTTTAGCCCATTGTTGGGTTATATATGATGTTTGTCTGGCTTGTAATTTTTCACGTTCATACTCAGCTTTGTCCGTTGTTCTGAGTAGTTCTTTTTTGTCAAATTTGTACGTAGGTACATCTTGACCCAGTAATGAGTTAGGTCCGAAGGTCTGTGATAACCTCTGCCATATTGTTAAGTTTTTATCTTCTTCCGCCATATTCTACAATATTACTTGATATGTATTTTTTATCAACGTTTTATTCCTCCGAA